TTCCTGACGACGCGTTTCAGTATGACGTAGAGTTACAATCTATGCCGGGTCAGATTGATACATCTAAGATGATATCTGAACCTGAGGAGTTGGATGACGAAGAAGTTCAACAAAAATTTGGTGTAGATTCAGATGAAGTTGAAGACGATTTAGAAAACTTCATGGCAGCTTTTGAAAAATTTGATTTAGAAAAAGCGAAGAGAAGATTCATTAATTCATTAATTCAGGGAGCATCTAAAAAGGGTCACTATATGTTTCACCTTGTTGAAGAACAATTGAATAATATCAACCCACAATTATTAAATCTTTATGGTGTATTGATGTCTATTAATGACTTACTTTATTGGATTATGCCAGACCAAATGATTATGAGTGCTGCAGGTGAGGGTGAAGGTGTTCAGGGTTCAGAAGAAATTGATGACACTACTGACCCACCGACAATTAGAGCAAAAGGATTGTTCTTCCCTGTATTGATACACGAATTGATTAAGGGAGTATATGAAGTATTGGGCACTGCAGGTCTTCCAGATGACCCTAAAGCCGCAGAAATGGTTATGGGTCAGACAGATACATTACCATATGAAGTATGGGACTTAAGGTTAGGTCCTGTTATATGGGACAAGTTTAAGGCATCTTATCCTGATAAATTATATGAGGATGATATGAGAGAAATTCAAAACTATCTATTCTCTCGTTTCTCAGCATTATCTACAGATGAATTTTTTGAAGTGGCTCGTATGATACTTTCAGGCTCTAACGAAGGTAAAATTATTGTTGAAAAAATGGTTAATGAAATTATCGAAGAGTTAAAGGGTTATGAATATGAAGATGCAATGTCTCAGTATAGTGACGATGATAACGACGATGATATGGATTTAGATGACTTGTTAGGTGACTTAGGTATTTCTTTAACATAAAAAATTATTAAAATGTCTTTATGGCGTTAACAAAAGAAAAAGTATTATTAGAGTATGCGAGGTGTGTAAAAGACACCTCGTATGCGTTAAAGACATATCTACAGACATATGATAATACTCAATCAAAGTATGTCCCTTTGGAGTTGTTTCCTGACCAAGAACATTTAATAAACGACTACGATACTTACGAGGAGAATATAGCACTTAAATACCGTCAGGCAGGTGTATCAACAGTAACTTCGGCATGGATATCAAAAAAACTTATTACAGCATCTAAATCTAAACCTGAAAAAATTCTTATTATCGCAAACAAACTTGACACCTCTGTGGAGATGGCAAGTAAGATAAGAGCATTTATTGAACAATGGCCCTCATGGTTCGGAGTAGACTTCTCGAATGAGAAAAATTCACAAAGACATTATAAATTAACCAACGGATGTGAGGTAAAAGCGGTTGCAACATCTAAAGACGCCCTTCGTGGATATACCCCCACGATACTTGTATTTGATGAGGCCGCGTTTATTGAAGCAGATAACGATTTCTGGTCTGCGTGTATGGCGTCACTTTCTACAGGTGGTAAAGTGATTGTGATATCAACACCTAACGGTTTTGACCCCATATATTATTCTATCTATGACCAGTCGTTACGAGGTATGAACGACTTTAGGATTACCGAGATGTACTGGTATCGTGACCCTCGATATGCAAGAGATTTAAAACTCATTAAATGTAATGATATAGTTCATTATATGTTGAATAGAGAGGATTATAAGGACGAAGAGATAACATTAGATTATTCACATATAAACCCGATGAAACGGGATTTTGAAGAAATAAAAACACATTTCTTGGATGGGTACAAACCATATTCATCATGGTTTGAGGGTATGGCTAAAAAACTTAAGTTTGACAGACGTAAGATTGCACAGGAATTGGAGTGTAATTTCTTGGGTTCGGGTGACAATGTTATTCCTTCTGATACGGTAGAAAAAATTAAGGAAAACTTTATTCGTGAACCTGAAAACAAATTTATGGGAGGTGCGTTATGGCAATGGAAAGAACCTGTAGTAGGTCACAAATATATTATGGGTATTGATGTTTCTCGTGGTGATAGTGAGGACTTTACAACATTCTGTATTATAGATTTTGATGAGAGAGAACAGGTACTAGAGTATTTGGGTAAGGTACCACCTGATGTTGCCGCTGAAGTCGCGTTTAAATGGGCGACCATGTATTCTGCATTTATTGTGATTGATATTACTGGAGGTATGGGGGTTTCTACCTCTCGTAAACTTCAGGAAATGAATTATAAGGATTTATATGTTGACGGAATAAACGCTGCGGATAAATGGAAATATAATCCTAAGGCGATAGAAAAAATACCAGGATTAAATTTTAATTCAAAACGTGTTCAAATTGTTGCGGCATTCGAAGAAGCTTTAAGACATAACTTTATTGTTCGTTCATCAAGATTAATGAATGAATTAAATACTTTTGTTTATATAAATGGAAGACCTGACCACATAAAAGGACAACACGACGACCTTATCATGGCTATGGCAATGGCAATATATGTGGGGGAAAACTCATTTACACAATTAGAAAAGGTTACCGAACAAACTAAAGCGATGATGGAGAGTTGGATGGTTAACGAATCTCCAATAAAAAACACATCTAAAGATTTTAATCCAGGATTGCCTGTCATACCAAATAATATTAATAACCACAGAAGAATTAACGGGTACACCAAAAAAGATTATGAAGATTATGGATGGTTATTTGGTGGTATGAGGAGATAACCTTTAATTAATTTAAGTAAGGTTTATATTTATCTAAAAAAGTATGGCAGAGAATAATAACTATACAATTTGGCAGAGACTAAGTAGAGTATTTGGTCCCGACTCAACGTTAGACCAACAAGCACCAATCTACACTTTTGACAAAAGAGAAATTCTAAAGACTACCAATAAAAAAGAGTACGAGAGAGAAAAACTTCAAGCTCAACAATCTCTTTATTTAGGTCAGCAATGGCAAAAAATTGAAAATAATCTATACACACAAGCAGTATATTATGAACCGACAAGATTAGCCTCATTTTATGACTATGAAAGTATGGAGTACACTCCTGAAATTTCAGCAGCTTTAGACATATATTCAGAAGAGTCAACCACACCTGATGAAGACGGTTACATATTACAAATTTATTCTGAAAGTAAAAGAATTAAATCTGTACTCGCGGATTTATTTAATAATAGACTCGACATTAACACTAATTTACCTATGTGGACGAGGAACACATGTAAGTATGGTGACAATTTTGTTTATTTAAAGTTAGATTCTGAAAAAGGAATCATGGGGGTACAACAACTTCCTAATATCGAAATTACGAGACAAGAAAGAGGTATGAAAATAAAACCTGAAAGAAATACTACAGATACTGAAAATGACGCTTTAAAATTTTTGTGGCAAAATAAAGACATGGAGTTTAATACATGGGAAATGGCTCACTTTAGATTATTAGGAGATGACAGAAAATTACCATATGGAACATCTATGTTAGAAAAAGGTAGACGTATTTGGAAACAATTAATACTTTCTGAAGACGCAATGTTAATATATCGAACATCAAGAGCACCTGAAAGAAGAGTATTTAAAGTATTTGTTGGAAATATGGACGATAAAGATGTTGAGCCTTATGTGAACAGAGTTGCAAATAAATTTAAAAGGGACCAAATTGTAGACTCAAGTAACGGTAATGTTGATTTAAGATATAATCAAATGGCTGTAGACCAAGATTATTTTATACCTGTTAGAGACCCTAACGCACCAAATCCTATAGATACTCTACCCGGTGCTCAAAACTTATCTGAAATTGCAGACATAGAGTACATTCAGAAAAAACTTTTAACTTCATTACGTGTACCTAAGGCGTTTTTAGGTTTTGAAGAAGTAGTAGGCGACGGTAAAAACTTGTCATTACAAGATATTAGATTCGCAAGAACTATTAATAGAATTCAAAAATCTATGATTCAAGAATTGAATAAAATAGCAATTATTCATTTGTATCTTTTAGGGTTTGAAGATGAACTAGGTAACTTTACTTTAGGTTTAACTAACCCTTCTTCACAGGCTGAGTTACTTAAAACCGAACAGTGGCAACAAAAAATACAATTATATAGGGATGCAGTTACAGACCCAGGTACAGGAATACTTCCCGTATCTTCATCATGGGCTAAAAAACATATTCTTGGTTTTAGTGATGAGGAAATAAAATTAGATTTACAACAACAACGTATCGAAAAAGCAGTTGCGGCAGAACTAGAAAAAACACCTGAAGTAATTATAAACACAGGAGTATTCTCAACAATAGATAAGTTATATGGTAAAAAACCTGGAGAAGAAGGTGGTGAAGCGTCTACTGAAGGTGGTGATATTGGAGGTGCACCCTCACCTATGGGTGACTTAGGTGGTGATTTAGGTGGTGATTTAGGTGGTGATTTAGGTGGTGACTTAGGTGGCGATACAGGTGGCGATACAGGTGGCGACTTAGGTGGTGATACAGCAACACCGGAAGAACCATCAGTAGAAAGATTTATAAGAAATAAAGATTTAGATTTATTAGTCGAGGACGACCTAATTAACGGTAAAAGTATTTTAGATTTATCTAAAGGTAGACAATCGTTAGGTAAAATAGAAGATGAGTTAAATTCATTACTTAAAGAGTAATTTGTTTATAACGTAATATTTATATAAAAAGAACATTATGACACCATTTGGAAAAATTAAGTCTAAAATAGAGTTTTTATTCGAGACTACTTACAGAAATGAATCTTTTAAAGAAAATATAAAAGGATTTAAATCTCATGTTTTAGACAAAAAAAACATCTGTGAGATATACTACTTATACGATGAACTAACTAACAAAAATAATATAAATGAATCAATAGTGGATGATTATATAAACGATTCATTTAAGGTTATAAAATCTCACCTTGAGTCCAGTAAAAAAGATATTTTAGAATTATCTAAGTGGATTAATGAAAAAATCAATGAGGAAATTAATAACACATATGTTGATATAGACAATATAGTATACAGTAAAAATGTCGTTAAAGACATAGAGTCTATTTTATTATCTAAAAATAAAATAAAAGAATCATTATTATCAAATAAATCAATAATCGAAAATAAGTCTTTAAATATACCTGTGTCTTCCATGTTAAAAATTGCTAACAAAACATTAAGTCAAGAATATAGTGATTTAAATGAATCTGAAATTAATGAGATTAAATATTATTCTTCTTTAAGTAGAGAGCAGTTAATTAACGAAATTGAAAATACAAAATCTATAGTTATAGATAAGTTAAAGGTAACCTTAAATGAATCAGTAGATGAAGAATTAAATAAAAAAATCGAATCTACAATCGAAGAAATAAAAAATAACAACCTTACAAAACACTCCCTTTACAAGTTAAAGCAATTAGAAAAAGGGTTATGAGAAAGTTTTTTACGTCTTTGCTGGGTGATGTAGATGGACAAAAATCATCAAAAAGGTTTATTACTATTTGTGCTTTTTTTATGATGTGTATTGCATTTATTGCAAATGTATTCATGGACATTCCATTACAAGAATATGTATGGGACGGAATGATGTATATCGTTGGTGCTGGATTAGGGGTTACAACAATAGAGAAATTCTCTAGAGACAGGGGAGTGGGAGAGTAGTCACAATCCGTTTTTTTTCTTATTAACGTAAATCGCTTTTTTCTTTTTTTCTCTTTTTTCCACCGAGTTTTTGGTGTATTCTTTTCTTTCCCTTATTTCTTGATGCAGTTTAGTTTTATAGACTTTGTTTTTGTATTCTTTTAAAGCCCTTTCAATACCGTTTTTACCTTTTACCTTAACAATTAACATTCAATATATAAATATCAAAATTTTGACTATTGTACATATATATTGTATTTTTTATTAAAACCAATAAAAATATAATACATGAAATTTTATGAAGAATGGAAAAACAGCACAATTAAAGTTATTCAATAACGCAAAGTGCCACTATGGAACAGTAGATGCAAAAAATTTAAAAAGTATATACGTTGTATTTCAAACATGGGTATCACCTAAAAAAGATTACGAAAAATGGGATAGGGTAATAAGTTCCATAAAAAGAGATATAAAATTCACCTTAAATGAGATATGTAATAATGATACATTTGAGTCTTATTCTATAGTTGATTTAGATTTAAGAAGTTCAGGGATACAGGTAGGTAAACGAAGTTTTATGAATTTAGAAATAACGCTATTTTTAAAAAAACCAATGGATTTCAAGTCTAACGAGTTAAAAAAAGAAATTAAAAATATTATATCTTCAATATATAATGATAATATTTTAAATACTAGATTTTTTAATATCCACAAAACAAAAACGACAAAAGAATTGGTCTGACATATTTATAAATAAAAGAATATGAAAATTTTAGGACCAAACGACACAGGTAAAGGTATATTAGTAGAGTGGGATGCCGGGACAATAAATCCAAATGATAGTCGTAATGCTGAGATATTAAAAGAATCATATGGACAATTAGACCATTCTAAACCGTTTGAGTTTTACGCAACTTTACAGAAATACAATACACCGAACAGAAATGGTAGAGTATATCCAGAAAAGATATTAAGGAGGGAAGCTGACGTATATAAGAAAGCAATACAGAAAGGTCTTTCAATCTCAGAATTAAACCATCCTGAATCTTCCCTAATCGATTTAGATAGGGTTTCTCATATTATTACTGACATATGGTGGGAAGGGGATACATTAATGGGTAAAATAAAATTATTAACATCACCGGGATTCCATGAAAGAGGTGTCGTGTCTTGCCCAGGTGACCAAGCTGCAAATCTTATGAGACAAGGTGTAACTATGGGTGTTTCTTCTCGTGGTGTTGGTTCGCTAGTTAAAAAAGGAGAAAGAAATGAGGTTCAAGATGATTTTGAATT